AAGAAGAAAAAAGGTTTCAAAACAGGATGCAGAGGCTCAGGAAATAGCGGATTCGATGATCGCGCAAAAAAGGCCTAAAATAAATATTACCGCAAAAAGGTTCACAGCCAAACAAAAAGAATTTATAGAAACATCTCTATCTGATAAAACCAAGATTATGTTTCTAAGTGGTCCTGCGGGATCAACGAAAACATACATGGCTGTATATTCTGCGTTAAGGCTTATGGCCGAGGATAATGATCTAGATTTAATGTACGTAAGAACCGTGATTGAAAGCGCGGACAAAGGGCTGGGAGCGCTGCCTGGAGATTTAGAAGAAAAATTTAACCCTTATATGGCTCCGTTAATTGATAAATTGGATGAAATGCTTCCAACAAGAGGGTATGCAGCCAAAAAAGATTTAATGAAAGCAGAAAGGATTCAGGCTATGCCAATAAATTTTTTAAGAGGGGCGAGTTGGCTAGACAAAATCGTTATAGCTGATGAAGCTCAAAACTTTTCTCATAAAGAATTAGTCACCTTAATAACTAGACTCGGCGAGAACAGCAAGCTGTTTATATGTGGAGATTTTATGCAAAGCGATATTAATGGAAAAACTGGATTTAAACCAATGTTTGAATTGTTTGACGACGAAGAAAGCAAAAGGCGCGGAATAGAATGTTTTTCATTCGATCAGTCCGACATAAAGAGAAGTCATATTCTAAAATTCATTATACAAAAACTTACGCCTGAAAAATAAGTGTAATATTGGGCATGTTCCCGCCCGAAGTTATTACTTTTATTGTCACCTTTGTCCTGAGGACAATTGCGGAGAAATGGATGCAATCAGGAGAGGATCGGCGCATGGAAAAAGCCATGGATCGAGACATGGCCGAAATGGAAGTTCAAGCTCAGACGTGCGTTAGAAGTCAAATTCCCAAGCTTCTTTTCGGTTGGACTACTGCTTTGTTGGCAATACTTGCATTTGGATGTATTATAGGAGTAAGAATAGTGGGGCCTTTATTTTTTGATGTCCCAGTTTACTTTGCTTTTACAGAAAAAACGCAGGGATTTTTGTTTTTAGTAAATTCAATTGATAAGATGCAGTATATGGAACTTCCTGGAATAACATTTTTACCTTCTGATGGACACATACTTAGCGCTATAGCTGGAGCATTTTTTGGAAAAATAAGAAAGTAAAATGAGCGAATTGAGCATCATAACCGCCGTGGCGATTTGCATATGCGGCGCATTTATAACTGGCTCTGTAGCATTTGTTATAAAATCAATTATGAATGATATAGCCCAGGCCGAAGCAACCTCAGATAAAGCCGTACAATTTATAAGGTCGGAAATCCTTGGATTAAGAAAGTCTTTAGATGCCTTCAAGACCGAAGAGAGACATAAAGATGACGAACTTAAGGTAAGCGTAGAAAAAGCTCAAGATACTCTTCGGGTAGAATTAAAAGAAGATAGAAAATATCAAGAATCAATTAAGGGTGAATTAAAAAAAGAAATGATGCAATACTGGGATAAAGCCGAGAATGTTTTAGAGGCCAGAAGGCAAGACATATATATGCTTCACAAGAAAATTGATGAAGCTAAAGAGTATGTCATACAAAAAATAGAAAAGACATAATGGAAATAGTATTTGCGGCAATAATAGGTGCGACAGCCACTCTTGCGGCTACATTATTAAGCTATTGGCTTAAAGAGAAACATGACAAGCTAAACAAGCATAAATTACTAAAAGATCATGTTGATCAAAACTCAAATGTTTATACCGCATTAGAATATACCATAAGCGAATTGAAATGTGATAGGGTTCATGTTTTTGAGTTTCATAATGGAGATACTTATTACTCAGGAGGGTCTCAACAAAAATTTAGCAGCACTTACGAAGTGGTTAGGGATGGCGTTAGTTCTGAATGCGTTAGGTTACAAAATTTAAGAATCTCGAGCTTTAATACTCTTATTAAAGATGTAATTGATAAAGACATATTTGTTTGCCCTGACATTAATGAGATAAAGTCTGGAACGGAAAGGGAGCATCTTGAAAAGCAAGGCGTTCAGAGCGTTTATTCATTTCCAATTAAAACGCTGACTGGAAAAATAGTGGGCATATTAAGCGTGGATTACGTTTTTTCGCAAAAAACTCTTACTGACGAAGAATTAGCGTTTTTAAAAAATCAGTCTGTTATCATTAGCGGTTACGTATGCTGTAATTGAAAACAGTATTTTTTTTTATATTATATAACAATGAAAACTGAATACTGCCCAACTTGTGGTGCGAAAAATTTGTATGACCTTCATAGGCCAAAGTTTTGCTCAAGTTGCGGTTCTAACATGTCGCCATCTGAAGCGTCAAAATCTAATGTGATTTCCGAAGAAATAGCCTCAGAAAAAAACACCCACATTGACGATCCTAGTGGCGAAGATATTTATGAGGTTCCTAATATATCTAAATTTCAATACGAAGTGGATATTTCTTCTTTAGAATCCAAGAGGACTAGTATCGGAAAGTTAGCTCAAGAGCAAAGCGAAAACCCCAGCCAAGAAAAGTTAGGAAAAAGAATGGCTCCAAAAACAAGAGAAGGGGGTGATCCAATTGCGGAGTCAATAAGGGAGTGTTTGCCAAGTAAAGAACCAAAGGAAATTACTTAATGGCAAAAAAGAAGTTTACCTACAAGGATAAAGCTGAGGTTATAGATCGAGAGTTAGAAAAGAGGAAGGGGAAATGGTTCCTTAATTCTTTAAACTGGTTTGATTTTGATGACGTCTGCCAAATCATTAGGTCGCACATACATAATAAGTGGGATCAATGGGATCAGGACAGGGCTATTGAGCCTTGGGTGAATAAAATAATAAGCAACCAAATGAAGAATATTCTTCGCAACCATTATGGCAATTTTTCTAGGCCATGCTTGGGATGCCCGTTTAATTCTTCTGAAGGCCAGTCTGGACCACCAAATAGTCGTGCAGATTCTTTTTCTGATGAACTGTGCGGATTTACCTCTAGTGGTGTGCAATGCAATGAGTGTCCGTTATATGCAAAATGGGAAAAAACCAAGAAAGCGGCTTATGAAATAAAAATGCCTTTAGCTATGGAGTATCATTCCAATGAAGCCAGTCAGATTTCTTCCAACTATTCATTCAACTTAAATGAGAATATACAAAAGGTTAATGATGAAATGGAGAAGTTGCTAAGTGAAAAGCAGTACGAGATATATAAAATGCTATTTATAGAAAATACAACAGAAGAAAAAGTGGCAGAAAAAATGGGGTACAAAACGAGCGAAAAAGGAAGAAAGGCTGGGTATAAGCAGATTAAAAATTTAAAAAAACTATTCAAAGAAAAAGTTCAGACCATATTAAAAAAGAAAGATATTTTTTATGGAGAATAACGACATACTTACTGAACAACAAAAAGAGTTCATTAAAAGCAATTACAAAACCACTTCTGATTTAATATCTTTAACAAGAAGTGCATTTAATGATGACTCTTTAGATGGGAGGACTAAAGAGGGTAGGGCTGTTAGGGAATATATGGTTCAAGAAGGTTTGTTATATAAAACGACAAAACACGAAAGGGCTAAAAGCGTAATTTTAACAGACGAGCAAAAAGAGTTTATCGTAAGATATTCTTCGGAGGGCATGTCGGCTTTTGAAATAGCAAAAATACTTTTTCCAGAAGAAAGGATTGTGCCGTTAAGCAAACAAACAATAGTTGTTGGTGAATATATAAAAAATAATCAGCCAGAGAATGTGTGCAGTAGCGAAACCGCCCTTGGGGTTGAGTATACCCCTCCAAGAGGGATATGCGCCGCAATAAAAAAAATAAATAGGTATACTGGCGTAGAGCTCAAAGAAAAAGAGCTTACAACAAAATCCAAGAGGTGCGTAGATTCATTAATACTATTTATAGATTCACCCAGACTCTTAAGTGTGATTAATGGTTATACATCTATGAAGGATAGAGAGCTGTTTGAGGCGGAATTCATTAGGGCTACTTGGGATAAACCAGACCTCACTAACGATGAAATTAATTTGTATATAAACGTATGCGTGGATTATATTAATTTGAAAAATATTTCTGGGCATATTGAGAAGCTAAACAGAATGTTCAATGATGCAGAAGAGCAGCAAGACATGACCGTTAGACTTGCAGAGCTATTAAAAACAAAAAGCGAAGAATACAACCAATGCGAAAAGAGGATGGAGTCACTGATTCAAAGGCTGAACGGGGACAGGGCAAAAAGAATTGCATCAAAAAAAGAGGAAACAACATCAATACTATCAATAGTTAATCTTTTTCAAGATGAAAAAGAAAGGGATATTATGATAAGAATAGCCGAGATGCAAAAATCATTAATTAGAGAAGAGGCTGGAAATATGGAGAACATGCCCTCCTGGAAGGCTCGAGTTTTAGGCGTAGAGAAAGAGGATGTTATCTAAGAAATGTCAGATATGCGATTCAGAATTTGACTCGGAAAAGGGTTTGCATATGCATGTGTCGAGAACGCACAAAACCACGCAAAAAGATTATTATCAAAAATTTTTCCCCAGAAAAAACTTATTAACTGGAAAGCTGGTCCCGTTTAAAAATAAAAAAGATTACTTTTGTAGGGATTTTGCTAATAGACCAGAACTAATTAAATGGTGCGACGAGGAAGACTCTAGCAGGGTAAAGCCTTATATTCTAAATCTTTTAAAAAAAAGAATCGATGACAAATCTCTTGAGTACGCCCCAAATCATTTAGAAATGATGCTTCATGAAATGCCAACCGTTGATGCATATGTAAAAATATTTGGTTCTTATGCAAATGCGTGTGAGTTATTAGATAAAATGCCATTATTCACAAAGGGTATGTCTGAAAACATATTTGATAATGGGAAAAATTTTGATTCAATGGAAATCCTTGCGGACACAAGGGAACAAAAACCATTATCTTTCCCCAATCAAGAAAGCTTAAAATTAGATTTTGGGGATTATACTGTTGGCGGGGATTTTTATTCAAACACTTATGTAGACAGAAAAAGCGAAGGGGATTTTAAGACTACGTTAAGCCAGTTCAACTTGGATAGGTTTGATCGGGAGCTGGAGAGGGCTAGGGAGTTTGATAGTTATTTATATATAGTTGTTGAGAGCTCAATCCCCAAGATTAAATTAAATAATAATTTTAAGTCGCATAAATATAATTTGCATTACATATTCCATAACATGAGGGTCATGCAGCACAAATTTAGAGGCAACTGTCAATTTTTATTTACTGGCGGAAGACCTCAGTCAGAAAAAATAATTCCCATTCTTTTGGCGTACGGAAATAAGTTGTGGGATGTAGATTTACAATATTATATTGATAAATATGGAATTAACTGTTAGAAGAAAAGGTTATGTTACTATTAGGAGGTGCATTCCAGCTTTTATTAATTTATTTAAAAAAGGATATTTTGTTATGGATTATAACGGCACGGAAGTTCTTAGAAAAATGAGGGATTATGATATATATATTAGGCCTCGCAAGGAATGGATAGATTTAACTTACGCACAAGACGAAGGGTTTTTGGACTCTTCGCAATTAAGGAGTTGGTAGTATGACTTGGGACCCAGGAACACAAAAGAGAAGATCCGATAGGGATATCAATAGCTATTTGCAAAATGAAAGAGGATTCATTAAGGAAAAGGAAGCGAGACTTTTGCTTTATGAATTTTTGAGACAAAACACTACGTTTACTACGGATTTAATGTGTGGCATTAAGCTATTCCCATTTCAGCATATGGCTGTTAAGGCTATGTTTGAAACTGATTATTTTTTAGGCGTTTGGAGTCGAGGAATGTCGAAGTCTTTTACCACTGGCATATACGCTCTTTTAGACGCAATCTTAAATCAGGGCGTCGAAATTGGAATATTGTCTAAGTCATTTAGACAGGCAAAAATGATATTTAAAAAAATCGAAGATATATCACATAAGCCAGAGGCGGCTTTACTACAGCAGTGCATTACAAAAGTTTCAAAGCATAATGACCAATGGACTATGGAAATCGGAAATAGTAGAATCCACGCTTTACCCCTTGGGGATGGCGAAAAACTTAGAGGTTTTAGATTCCAAAGGATTATTATTGACGAATTTCTCTTAATGCCCGAAAGGATATATAATGAGGTTATCATGCCTTTCCTTGCTGTTGTAGAGAACCCGACCCAAAGGGATGATTTGTATAAAGCTGAGACAGAGTTTATTAAACAAGGTAATATGAAAGAATCGGAAAGATATTCTTGGCCAAATAATAAATTAATAATGCTCAGTTCTGCCAGTTACAAATTTGAATATATGTATAAGGTATACGAAAAATTTGAATCGTTAATTACAGGACGGGAAAAAGAAAAAAGCGATGCGCATCGAGTGATAATGCATTTTTCTTATGATTGCGCTCCTATGCAGTTGTATGACCAGAACTTAATGGATCAGGCAAAATCGACCATGAGTCAAAGCCAATTTGATAGGGAATTTGGAGCTGTTTTTACCGATGATAGCAGTGGGTACTTTAAGACGTCAAGAATGGCTGAATGTACTGTTGTGGACGGGGATAATCCATGTGTTGAGGTTGGCGGGGATTCTTCTGATGAATATATTTTGGCTTTTGACCCAAGTTGGGCGGAAACCGAAAGTAGTGATGATTTTGCAATACAGGTTTTTAAATTAAATAATAAAGCTAAACATGGAACGCTAGTTCACAGCTACGCATTGTCTGGGTCAAGACTAAAGGATCACATAAATTATTTCTGTTATTTAATTACTCATTTTAATATATCATGCATAGTTGGGGACTATAATGGAGGCGTCCAATTCATGAACGCGCTGATTGAGAGCAGCGTGTTTAAGCGATTGAAGAAAAAGATAGAGATTATTGATGGTATGGATTTTAACAGGTCCGAAATATATCATGAAGATTTAAAATCATTTAAAGATAAATTTCATGGAGATTTTATACCTTGTTATCTAAAGAGCCCTACATCTTCGTGGATTAGAAACGCAAATGAATTGCTTCAGGCAAATTTTGATCATAAAAAAATATGGTTTGCCGCGAGGGCTGTAAGTGATAATTATCAGAAGCAAAGAAATAAAAAAATACCCATATCTACATTAAAATTTCTTCCGCCCAGTATTGCGTCTGAAAAAGAGTCTGCGGCAGCAAAAATGATAGATTTCGTAGAGCATCAAGGCGACATGGTGAGTTTAACCAAAGTTGAATGCTCGCTAATTCAGATAACAACTAGCGCGCAAGGGACGCAAAGTTTTGATTTGCCTCTCAATCTAAGAAGGCAGAGCGGGAGAGATAAGGCTAGAAAAGACTCTTATTCGGCATTACTATTAGGAAATTGGATGATTAAAATTTATTACGATATGCGAGAATTTAAGAATGAACCCGTAGAAAATACTTTTGCCCCAATGTTTATTAGTTAAGTTTAAAGTTAACTTTGGAAGTTGGTGTAACTATTGAAGATGTCAAAAAGAAAATATACTAAAAAGTCAGATTACTGGAGTAAGTTT